TCATCAGCTGGTGATGTTAAATCTATTACACGCCAACAGCAATTCGTTTTTGCTGATGATAAGGAAGGACACTCAGTCATTATACCATCTGCTGTGGATGAAGTGCGAAGTGCCAAGGATGAAACATTTGCGAAATTTGAAAATTATTTCGAGAGGCCATTGAAATTGAATTCATACAATTGGCCTGTTGGAGGAAATTTGTTTGCAGATATCAATCCTTGGGACGATTACCTAGAACATCCAGTTATTGTCAATCGAATTAACAATTACAAGATGTTTCGGGGTACATTGTGCTTCAAGATTGTATGTAGTGGTACACCGTTTCATTACGGTCGTGCTATTGCTGCATATCAACCATACCATAGGTATGATGATGTCAATAATTATGCTGCTTTGGATCGTGATACGTTAGTGCGTATAACGAATTTGCCCAAGTTTTTCATTGACCCATCTGATTCCAGTGCGGGCTATATGGAAATTCCATTCTTTTATCATAGGGATTCATTGAATATTACTGTGAGAGAGTGGATTAACATGGGGAATATTTTGTTGCGCACGATAAATCCATTGAAGCATGCCAATAATGGCACCGACCCTGTTACTGTTACTACATTTGCTTGGATGAAGGATGTCGAGTTATCTGGTTTAACTAGTATCGACACATCTGCACTTCAACCACAGATGGGAGAGATTGATCAAGCTAACAAAGAGGGAGTTATATCCGGACCAGCTACTAAAGTGGCGGGTATGGCCTCCGCAATGGGAAAGGTACCATATATTGGGCCTTATGCAAACGCAACAGCGGCTTTAGCAACAGGTACTGCGGCCATGGCTAAGGTGTTTGGAATGAGTAGACCACCATTGACCAAGACACCAGAGCCTCTTAAGCCCAAAGCTTTTTCATCAATGGCTTTGACCACGGTTCCTGATGGTTCGGATAGATTGTCTGTAGATGACAAGCAAGAAATGTCTATTGATCCCCGTATATCGGGTAGTTCTAGTGATGTTGATCCATTGTCAATACAGAATATTGTTAGTCATGAATCGTGGTTTCAGACATTTACATGGCCGCGATCTGCAGCACCAGAGAATTTCTTATTTAATTGCAGGGTTACACCTATGATTTGGAGATCTCAGGGTACTACTAATTATCTGACCGCAACAGCGTTTGCAGCTTTGCCGTTTAATTCATGGAGTGGAACATTGGAATTTAGGTTCCAAGTTGTTTGCTCTAAGATGCATAACGGCAAATTGCGCATCAATTATGATCCCAATTACGCTTCCGCTGGTGAGGCTACTCATAGTCAATATCTTACATCATATTCAAAGATTATTGATTTGAAGCATACATCGGACTGCACTATATCTATACCTATGGCACAGCCTCAGACATATAAGGAGATGCTTGTACCAGGGTTGGATGCAGCAACTGAAGTCCATTCCACAACAAGATTTACAAATGATCCACAATTTTCACATAATGGAACTTTGTCAGTTGTAGTGCAGAACGATTTAACCACACCTAGTGATATAGCTGATAATGACGTTGAAGTTAATGTCTTTGTGAAGGGAGGCCCTGATTTGACATTTAGGGACCCATCTAATAGACTGGCTTATTTTGCAGTTGAACCATTTGGGTTTGGGGCTCAATCAGGAGAGCTCGAGGCCCAGTTGGGAGAGATCCATAATGAGGGTGACCTTAAAGAGGATAACGCGCCGACGCAAGATTCATGTGTAGATATGACAGCTGGCAGATTGCCAACTCGTGTTGGAGATGTTTATTATGGTGAGACGATTGATTCTTTTCGTCCGCTAATAAAGCGTTTTAACCATCACGAGCGGATGTCTAATGCTACAACATCAGCATTTGAATGGGAATCGTATTTTCGTAGAACCATCTTTCCACGACTGAAGGGGCCAATGCCCAATGCCGTTACACCTGCTGTTGGAGGCAATTGGAATTTTGTCAATTTTACATTGCTTAATTACATTACTTTAGGCTTTGCAGGAAGTAGAGGATCAATTCGTTGGAAATTCGTGCCAACCGTCCATTATCCACAGTTTAGCAAGTTAACAATAGAGCAGCGTAATGTTCGTTTTGGAGTAACTAAT